TTGCTTGTGTATCGATGTTATAACGCGAGTCTTTAACTGTCACGACATCACATAAATTAATACGATCTTCTAATCCCTCATATCCGGCGCATTTAGATAATGGAATAAACTCGATTTTGTAATTGCACTTAGGAATATCAATCTTATTGATTGTATACTCTTTAGTCGCTAAATCATTGAGTTTTGTCTTAGTCGGAACCTCGCCATCTTCAAACTCTTCTGAATAATCTATGTATTTAACATAAGGATGAGCGTAGTTGTTAATCAGTGGACTATTTATAAAATCTCCACGAACTTCAACTTCTTCATTGTTGCTATTTGTATAAATAGCATAAGGCATGATTCGAGTGACTAAATCTGTTGTATCTTCTTCCACCTCTAACCCAGTTAGGTTTTTGCGATACTCGATAGTCACGTCGTTATCGTGTCCGCGTCGATTTAATACATGAATATCTGTGTTATCACGCAAAATCTCGGCTCCTGTACCGTAAGTGTCAATGATTGAGCCGTCTGTACCGCCGATAGCTTCGAGACAAGTCACTTTATTCACTTTGAAGTTTTGAGCATTAACGATATCTGAATGACCTTTGAAATGCTTTGAAAATTGCGAATTTCTAAAGATAGTATTCAACGCATACTCACATGATTGATTTTCGATACTAATGACATCTACCCAGTCATGGACTAAATCAAAAGAGATATGCCTAGCGCATACCTCAATTCGATTAGCCATTAATTTTCTTGTGTTATAGACGCGGAATTTTTGAGATTTAAGATAGTCGTTAGCATCTGCGACAATGATATTATCGTAAACGATTGACTCTAAGATAGAGGAATTAGCCGGGTAAATCATTGTTAACTCGAAGATTCCGTTACGTTCTTCTTCAACCAGACACTCGATGCAGTCGTTTAAATCTCCGATTTTAACCGCACCGGTCTTATCGTATAGAGTTGGTATCATGAAGTCACCTCCGTTGCATCAAAGCGAATAGATATTTCGGCGAAATTATCAATCAACTCTGATACATCAATCTGATTTGTGCAAATTGCCTTAAATGTTGTCCCGTCATACATCGTTAACGTCTGATAACCGATTGGATCTTGTAACCAAGCGCCGATTTGTTTGGCTAGTTGAGGCAAATTAGCGTTGCTTCTTGCGTCAACAAAGCACTCTAGTTCGATTTGAAGATTTTCTTTGCTACCATCATCGATGATTAAATTCCCCGTGCGTCCGGGAATTGCAATGGATTCAATTTTTTTAGCCGGTCTAGATAGGTGGTTAGAGTTTTTTACTTTTAAACCATATCTTTCGCTACTTGTTCCATTAAAAGTGAAATACATCTAAACACCTCCTAATGCTATTTTTTTGCGTCGAATTAAATAAGTTAATTCATCTGCAATCTTTTCGATGTCATTCGCTGTATTGTTATAGAAATTATCGATTTTAAGCACGATTTCAACCGGACTACTCGCATTATTAAGCATCTGCTCAGTCTTATGTGCTGGAGTGACGGATGCCCCACGCGGCATATTGACTAACTCCGGCCCTTGTTCACCTACAAGCGTTAAACCGCCAAGCGTATAGTTTGAACCTTTCCAAAGTCTTGGGATTTTAGGGATGTTGATTCCTTTGCCTCCTATACCAGGTCAAATTTGTTATCGCTAGGCTCTTTATCCTAGCCTCTATATATTTCTATATAGTTCAGACTATATCTTTACCTTTTTGTAAAGGTAGATGGTTCTCGTGGATATTTCTGCATATAAAAAGACACTCTCTCTCGAGTGCCTATTACTTAGCTTACTTTATCTAGTCGTTACACCTTCCTAATATTTCTACTAGGCTCGGCTCGGTATTACCTTATAATAATTCGAAATAAAATCTTCAAGTTGTTGTTCGTTGTTATTCCCAAATCCATATTTTTTATGGAAATCCAAGTGACATTTTTGACAAAGAGTTATGCCGTTATCAATGTCGTACCTCCCGTTTGGGTAACAATTATAAGAATTTATATGATGAGACACAAGAACTCCGCCTCTTTGTTTGCAACAAGCACAAGTATAATTGTCTCTTTTTTTTACGCCATTTATAAACTCAGCGTCTTTATTTGTTTTTCTTTCTTTTTTTCTTTGTTCGTTTGTTCTATTAGGATTGAAATTGTAAATCAAAGATCCTTTATACCAAGTCGGTTTATGTTCTCTGTGACATTTGTCTGAACAATAATGATGAGTCGATCTGTTATAAATATATGGTTTGACACTGTGTTCTTTCCCACAATTTTCGCACTTATACGTTATTTTTTTACTAAACGCATCGCCTGCGCACCGTCTAGAACAATACTTGCTGCTTTTGTTTTTGCTAGAATAATGCTTTTCGCATTGTTGGCAAATGTGGTTGTACCTATGGTTTTCGCAATACTTGCATTGACTATTTAGATACTCACCATACTTGTTGCGGCGAACTCTGAACTCACTTATATGTTTTTCTACAAAACATTTTGTGCATTTTTTAGTTTCCATTTAATCAACCCCAAGCAAAATTGATTTATCAAGCAATTGAAAAACGGGAAGAAAGTGCTTGAATCTTTCTTTTCGGAAAGGTAGCTACTCCATTTCCTATCCCTAACAACATTATACAACTTTTTGATTTTATGAACAATATTATTACTTAGGCTTCCACCGAATTCTCCATCTTTATACTGAGCTACCTTTTCTTTAACCCAGTCCGGCAACTTAATCTTATTAAGGCCACCAATTAACGCGTTAACCATGTTAATAATCGCATTAAGTGGCGCTTTAGCAATCGTTTTTAACCCATTCCAAATGCCGCCGAAAATATCGCTAACCCCTTGCCAAGCGCGTCTCCAATCGCCAGTAAACACTCCACCAATGAAGTCTATAACACCTTGAAACATCGGTTTCAAAGAGTTGTCCCATAATTTAATAATAGTTTGGAATACCGTGTCTACAACCGGCATAATCCCATAAGTAAACACTGCATCAAAGACAGGAAATAATACGTTTTCAAGAAATGAACCAATCGCTTCGAAAGCCGGTTTAAGTGCCGTTTCCCACGCTGACTTAATCATTCCAAACACTTCGTCTACAACCCGTTGAATCTCCGGCATATACTCATTGAATTTATCAAATAATTTACGAACCCATTCCATAACCTTTTCAAATACCGGTTTTAATAGGTTCTCCCATATCGATTTAATCGCTTGTGACACCGTATCCCATAAACTCAATACGTTTCCGATATTTTCATTGAATATATCCCATAACGTAAAGATATAATCCATGAAAAAGTCCCACACTGGTTGAATCACACTAGACCAAATATCACTGATAACTGCCCCCACATTTTCAAAACAGCTTTCGATTTTCCCACTATTATCTGCAAATTTTTGAGCCATATCGTTAAACATTTCTCTAAAACCGTCTATCAGCGGCAAAATCATGGTTTGATAAGTGTCATTAAGGAATGTGCTCATAGCTTCCCAAATAGCCTGTAAACCGCTAATATTAACTCCTACGGATTCAAAGGCTTCTGATAAAGAGCCAGTGGAATTATAAACTCCAAAAAAGGCTTCGATAATCTTGGATGCTTTGTTCACAATATCCCCCATCATCGTCACTAAAGGTGTGAAAATCGGAAGTAATTGCGTCCCGATAACCTCATATAAGCGCGTTTTAGCGGATTCTAATCGTTTCATCTGATTAGTATACGATCCGCTTGAACGTTCAGCATCTCCGATAGCATTTACCGATTGCTTTAATGCTTCTTGATAATACGCTTCGGCTTTTTCTGCCTGTGTCATTGCGTCCCACTTTTTACCCAACGATTTGACGTACTCACTATTTTGCATAGTTGTAACTGATAGGTTGAGCCCTAATTGTTTAGCCATTTCGGTCTCACCAAACATAGCTTTCGTCATGGCTTCAAGGGCTGTCGCATCGTTTACGTTATTAAAACTCATTTATATTCGTATCGGTTCGCTACACCGACACCGTTCTCCTATGAACTGCTATACGTCACCGTATAGATTAGACTATATCTTAAATGGTATCCCATTCCCTCCCGTTTCCAACGTCAATCGCTTACGCTGTACTCTACTCCATTCCATATAAAAAAGACAGCTATTAACTGTCTTTATATGCTGTTTCGATAGTCGTTACACCTTTCCGCAGATGCGGACTTGGTTCGGGATTATCTTATTTACTTACTACACACCAATAATATCCATAATAACATTTTATCATAAACATTATTAAATTTTGTGTGTAAATAAGACCTCCCCCGAATTAAAGAGGTTTTAATTGACCTGTTTTATTTAAGCCAAATCGTAAGCTAATTCAGTGTATTTTTTAGATAAGTCGCCAGCTACCTCTTCTGACATCCCCATACCAATCATTAAGTCGGCTTGGTTGCTGATTGCCGTGCGGATTTCAGTAGATGAACGACCGATGGCATCCGCATAATCATTCGCCCAAGCGGTCATAGCGTCACCTGTGTTTGCAAATACAACGTTGAATTTATTTTCCATCTCTTCGAGCGTTGCTGCCGCGCTCAAACACTCTTTACCAAAACCAACTACCGCTTTAACCGCAAACCCTGTAGCAACCGCTGTAGCAATCCCTTTTAGCTTACTAGAGATGCTAGAAGATGTGCTATCGACCGTTCCTTTGGTTTGGTTCATCGCGCTATTGAATTGAGCGTTATCAAGTTTGATTTTGACCGTTAAATCTCTTAACGTTTCTGCCATTTATTCACCCCCAACCCGTTAAATTTTCGATTTTAAAAACTCTAGCGTTTCGTCACGCTCTTTTTTGGTCGGTTTCTTTTTCTTCTTCTCATCTTTAAATGGGTTAACCTCTTTGAATTTCTTACCACCCTGGATTAAACCAGTAGCGTTATAGACTGATAAGAAGTTCAGATGATAGTCGCGCTTCATCGCATCGAAATGGCCTTCGATTGCCATGTCGCACTCCCTTAAAGACATCGAATAAAAAGAAGAAGGAGACATTTTCATATCTCCAACGATGATTTTGTATAGATGGTCGATGTAGTCCGATAACTCGAACGGTTCGGCACTTTCTTCACTATCTACTTTCCCTCTTTGAATCCCAAAGAACGAACTAAAGCATTAACCATCACATTTGTTAAATCTTCAATATTACCTTCTGACTCTAAATAATCAGACATCACATTCCCGGCATCTTCTTTTGATTTAATTTGGTCGCGTTGGATTTTCTTTAATCCATAATAAAAAAGTGAGCGTAATTGAATGAAGTCTAATTCTAGCTCACCAGTCGATAATGCCATAACATCCAACCCATCCAATTTCATCTCACAAATTGTATTCATATCGTATTTAATGAAGTATTGCTTACCATTTACAGTAATTAACCCATCAACCATCTTTTAAAACCACCTTTTTAATTTACTCTTTTGTGCTATCTAAAGCGCCTGTTCCTTCAAAGCTCATTGTGTAAGATACGACATCATCTTGCCCAGCTTCTTCACTGATTGATGTAATGATTGCTTTACCTTTGTGATAAACACCAGATTCATTAGAGAACTCTAAATCAATCTCGCTACCAGCTTCGAATGCCGTATAAACTGCTTTGATCCCAGCGTCATCGATGAAATAAACCCCATCGCATGAGCTTGTCCAAGATTTAACCCCAGCAGTCTTAGTTGACCAACCACCGCTTTGTTTTGTCGTTGTGTCGATAGACTCTGCTGATAATTCGATAGAAGCATTACGTTGTCCACCAACCACTTGCGAAC